AGGGCTTTTTGCAATTAGGACAAATTTGAAATTGAATGTATTATATAACGAGAGAGAATAAAACATTGAAAAAGGGAGGATGAGATGGAAACACTACAAGAACTCAAAACCAGGCTTTCAAGACAAATTATTGAAGCGGAAAAGGTACTGGAAATGATTGACGATAGAGTCTGTAGATCAGATAGTATTGACTTTCTAAACACAGCCCTCAAGACGGTTGTGTCCAATCTGAGAGTAACAGCAAGAAACTATCAACGTGCTTTAATAGAAGACTAAAAGGGAGGATGGAATGAGTTTAGTAAAAATGGATTGGTTTTATTATCGGTTGGTAGATGGACGGCTAATTGACGATGATGGGAATGATGAAAAAAACTTTCCTTCATTCTCATCTGTCGATGAGGCAGAGGAATGGCTGGTTGAGAATGACATCCGGGGTAATGTTAAACCAGTTGAAACCAAAAGCGGGGCTGAATTATATACAAATATAATGAGCGAAGAAGAACAGGAAAAATTGAAGGTAGCCGCCAGGCTGATTAAAGCTGCACCGAAGATGCTGGAAATGCTGGAAACAATAGTAATACTATACAGGCTACATAAAAACAGTACGGACTGGGAAAAAGTTTTAGAAGAAGCGGCAGAATTAATCAAAAAAACAAGGGGAGAACAATGACAGGCGAAGAATTACTGGCAAAGATCGAGAAGCGACATCATATTTGTGATTGCCAATTCTGCAAGAAGGCACGTGATATTATTGAATCGAAAAGAGACGGTTTTAATCCTGGTCGTGTTTCTATTTCACCTGATTTAGGTGTTGGTGACAAGGCGATTATAAGCTGGCACCTAAAATGGGATGGAAAGTAGAGGTTGCAAATGACAGTAATAGGTTTATGTATTTGCATTAGAGAGCCACGCGGAGATCATGGTTTGGAAGGATATAGCATAGGCGAAAGATATAGATTTCAAAGATGTGAAAACGATAAGTCCTATTACCGGGTATATCCCAATGATGAAACTGATTATTATGAAACGTGTAGCGTAGGGGTGTTTAAAAAGTATTTTAAATTGGATTGATATGCGATATATAAAAGAAAAGAGTGTTCGGGAATTAGCAAAAGAGTATAATAAGCGTGTTGGAAGGGACTTCATGCTTATCTTAGACGCATATATAGAGGACAGGTTGAAAGCCGCTTTTCGCTGTCACAACGGCGGACACAAAACAATAGACGCCGGGGTTGCCGGATGGATTGGGATAAATAGGAGCAAAAATATTAAATAATTCTCCCTCCTCTCTCTCGAAGCCCCTCCCGTGAGGGGCTTTTTTTATACTCGTTTTTCACGACGCCCTGATTTTTATGTCAGAAAGTTCTTGACATTATAATCAGGTATTTCCTATATTGATAATAGGTATTTGAAATTGCATTTTTAAAAAGGGTACAAACTTAGAGATAACCCTCTCAATATAAAAGTACAAGCCCGTATTCAACATCAAGGTGTGGAATGCGGGTTTTTTTATTTGGAGAAACAATGGAATTAACAGACGGTGAGAAACAGGACATAATGGATCAAAAGATGGATTTTGCTCTATTTGGCATGATCGATCTTGAGAAATCGGCTTCAAAAGAGAATGAGGATAAAAGGGATGTTTACGGCGAAATAAGCAATCCTGAAAAAGATGAACAGGGTGAGAACCTGATTCAGAAATCGCTTGATTTCTCATATTTCGATGATAGAGGCGTTATCAAGTATGAGCATTTCCCGAAAAACTCACCTTCTAATATAATTGGATTCCCACATGAACGATTTACCACCGAAAAAGGTACGATGGTAAAAGGCGCGCTGTTAAAGAATCACAAAATGGCGGATGAAACCTGGAGTTTGATACGTGCGATTGAACAGCATAACAGGGAATACCCGGATCATCAAAAAACATTGGGCTGGAGCGTGGAAGGCAATTACGGTAAAAAACGGCTGGTGAACGGTAGGTTTGTAAAAGGGGCAAAAATATATAATGTGGTAATTACGCCGAATCCCGTATTGAAATCAACGTACCTGAAGATGGTTAAAGATCATAATGCGCTGATATTGAAAAGTTTGTGTGCTACTCCGGTAGAGACGGACGTGGCTAAAAAAACAGGCGGTGATGCGATAGTAGAAGATAATATTGATAAAAAAGTGAAAGAGACCGTTGTGGGCGGTGAAATAAATGACAAGAAGAAGAAAAAGAAAAAAACCGATAAGGAGGAGTATGTTATGAAATCATTTGAAAATTACGATGAGGCTGTAGAGCATTTCGTTAATCAGGGTTTAGAGCAAGAGGAAGCCGAAAAAATGGCAAAATCTCTTGGTATTGAACCGGAAGAAGGTGACGAAGATACTACTGGTTCCATTGAGGAATTAAAGGGTATTAAGAAATCGCTTAATGACATTAAAAACTGGATTCAGGGGCTGTCAAAGGGCGAGGGCGATGAAAAAGGCGGAGACCTTGAATTAGAAGACCTTGACAAAGGTTTGGAATCGGAAGATACCGAGGTTGACGTTACGGAATTTCTGAAAGGCATTGACGAAAAGAACAGCGAGATTCTTTTAGCCATTTCGGAAAAGAACGAGGCGCTGGAAAAGGCTATTGACGGTTTTTGTGATGTTATTGAATCCCTGTCGGGGCGGATCGATAATATGGAAAAGAGTATGTCAGTAGAAGGTCATCCGGTTGGCGAAGCGATCCAGGTGCTAATGAAATCACGCACGGGTATCAGTATAGCGGATTTGCAAAAGTTTAATATTGTAGCAGCTGCACCCGAAGGAAACGCAGAGATTGGAAATTTTGGACAACTGCACGCACGTCTTGAAAAATCAGTAGATGCAGGCAAAATCACGATACAGGAAATGAGCAGAGCGGAAAGTGCTTTTCGGTTAAATGACAGCAAGGTGCTGGACGAAATTGTTAAAAAATGTGAAGAAAAATAGGGGGAAATAAAAGATGAATATTCTCGCGGGTAAAAATTACAGTGACATTCTTGATATTGCAAAATCACTGATCGATGATGGCTCTATCAGAGTTGATCCGGAGCGTGGTTTGCAAAAATCAATGGACGTTCAGAAGGCGCTGGACGCCACCACGACAACCAGTATGACCGATCTGGCGCAATTAACTGGCGGTCGCGCAATCACAATTGAAAACATCGATACCGATCTAAAGTCAACGGTGGCGGATCGGAAGCAATTGAGGTTTTGGAATTTATTCAGACATAGTAAAATCTATGCTGTTCTTGACCAGTATATGGTGTTATCAGATCAGGGTCAGATAGGCGGACGGCACTCGCATGGGGTGTTTACGAGTGAATCGGCGTTCCCGACATCTAAGAACGTGACACTTGCACGGCAGGTGGATACCACAAAGTTTCTGCGTGACATGAGAGACTTAACCCATGTTTTAGACGTGTCTAAAACAATGGCTGATAATCATACCATATTGAACAAAGCCGGGGCAATGACGATCCTTGAGGCGAATGAGAAAGCAACGCTTTTTGGAGACAGCGCTGTGCTGCCCTATGAATTTGACGGTATAATTAAAAAGATCACGGACGCTAAAACAGCCGGTTATGACGTGGTCGTTGATTGCCGTAAAACCGGCGCTTCAAGCAATTCGGAAGGCGATCAAATTTCGGAAGTACAGCTTGACGAGTCTGCAAATAAGATCATGCAGGGGCTTGGAGCGGCAACTCACATGCTTATGCCAAATGTTGTGAAGCAGGATTTGAATACGATATTGCCGGTAAGTCGTCGTGTTAATATGGGTGGACAATCTATTCTTTCCTTGAAGGAACTGATGGGTGGAATGCCTATGGCTGGCTTTATGAGTGATTTTGCTTATAACGGCTGGGGTGATGGCATGGTCCCGCATTTTAAGTTCGTGCCTCATATTGACAAATATTTTCTGTCCGGCGAATCACCTAAATCAAAAGCCCCTGCGGTTGCGGTTGGCACCAATCCAACAGCGCCAACAGGCGTTGTTCTTACATCTCCGGTAGATGCCACGGCAAAATTTGGAGCGGGCGATGCTGGCGATTATTTCTACAAGGTAAGCGCTATTAATGGCGATGGTGAATCAATAGCCACGGCTGCCGCTGCTGGCGCTATTACAGTAACAGCTGGCGATAAAGTTAAACTTGTAATTACCGGAAATGATGCGCTTATAACCGGCTATTCTATTTACAGAAGCGCCAAGGCTGCGGCTGATAACAGTGATTGCCGCTGGATTGCAGATGTTGCGGTTACATTAGCGGTTGGCGATACGGATGCTTATGATATGAACGAGGTATTACCGGGAACGTCTATGGCGGTGGTTGTATCCAATGCGCCTGAATTTGACGCAATCGATTACAGGCAATTATTGCCCTTTGTGCGCATTCCGCTTCCCTTCGGACTTAATAACATCGTTGGGTATCCGTACTTATATATGTTATATCATTACTTGCGTGTTCCTAAGATGGGCAACGAGCAGACCGGATTCGGTTATCACGTTCTTTTGAAAAACATCCGTTATTCAAAATCTACATTTTAGGTTGGGTTGAAATAAGTGGGGGTGTATATAACGCCCCCATCGCACACGAGGAGGACGTATGAGTGTTATAGTAAAAGCTCCAAAATGCAGGGATGGTCAATTAAAGAACCATTTTTCTACCGTTAAAGATGAATCCGTAGAATGGAAAGATGGAGTTGCGGAAGTATCTGAAAAGGCTTGGAATGTTTTAAAGGGCATACCGGGATATGAGTTATGTGAACCGAAAAAGCCTGCAGTAATACCAATAGAGCCGGGGACGGTAGTCGATATAAAAGAAGTAATGCGTGAAAATTCTGAGAATTTAGAATTACTATCACAAACAGATATTCAATCGGACGAAGAACCCGAGCCGCTAATTGTTGATGAAAAACCGGAAGTAATTACTGAAACAGTTGTTGAATCTGAACCATTCACCGAAACACCCGAAATTGAATCTGAACCGGAGCCTATGGTAACGGCAAATAACACAGTCAAAGAAATACGTGAATTTGCCAAAAGTCATTCGATAGCGCTTGGAAATGCACAGTCTAAAAAGGATCTGTTAAAGAAGATAAAAAAGCATTTTGAATAATGAAAACAATAAAAATCGGTTTAACGAACAGGGTATATCTTGATACCGAAAAAACCGTAAATAGCGTCGAAATATCTATCATAGATAATGATGGAAATTATGTAAAGTTGGCAAATGGAACCGATATAGATGGATTGACTTGCATCTTAGACGCTGAAAGCGGTAAATACTATTACGATATAACGGTACACGCAGACACGGCGCCTGATTATTATTCTATTTATTGGACGGTGCAATATTCGGGGATAGTTGTTGAATTAGAGGACAAATATACTCCTGAAGATTTGTTAATTGAAAAAAAGATTGCGATTGACAATATACTGATATTGCCTTCTTACGTAATGGATCATCATTTACGGGGAATAGATGTCGGTATTATTGAATCCACTTATGAGCAATCATACAGAAATGCAATAAGGCGTGAGATCAAAAATGCAACCGAGCAATTGGAGAATATTACAGAGGTTTATCTTCAGAAGCGATTAATCGAAGATGAACGGCATGATTATGATATGACGCCGATTTACGAGAAATATTGGACTAATACCTTATTTCATAGTCCGGTTGCATCGGTGGAAAAAGTTTGTCTGAAATTGAACGAAATGGAAGTAGTGCATGAAGTACCGGCAGCGTGGGTACAGATAGGGAACCCGATAGAGGGCGTGATTAAGGTAATGCCATATTCGGGCGGTTATAACGGGCTTATGTTTGTTTACACCGTGGGAGTGGGCATAGCAATACTTTTGATGGGTTCGAGCTATATACCGGACTTCTTTTCATACGATTATTATGCCGGTCTTGATTGGGATAGTCTTCAGGCTAATGAAAAAGAAGAACTTCGCATTGCGATCAGCAGACGGGTTGCTCTCAATATGTTACCAAATCTTGATGTTCACAGGGGTATAAGTTCGGAATCGAGGTCACTTGATGGGGCGAGCAAATCTACTTCCTATACTTCAAGCGCGATATATGGTGAACACAGCGCCGCTATTGAGAAATATGGAAAGCAAGAGGCTTTGTGGATACAGCGATTTAAGAAAAAATATTTAACAAGATTAAAAATTGGTTAAACAGGAAAGGAACAGGAACTATGAAAAACCAAGATAAACTTAACAAAATGTGTCCTGCTTTTGGAGAAGCGGGGATACTATTTGGTAACAGGCTGGTTGCCATTGTTACACTTTTGAATGAAGTCAAAGCAGATTTCGCATCATTGAAAACGCAGTTTGACGGATTGGTAACAGATACAAACACCGAATTAGGCATTGTATCGAATCACATTATCAATACCAATACAAATAAGGGCAATGTAACAGGCTTGCTTTCAAATGTGAACACGCATTACGGCAATTACGATTTGCTGAAGAAAATGCTGATGAATCAATGTCTATCTCCAGGTGGATTGGCAATGAGCGCCGGTACAAAAGACCAACCGAAAACGGTCAATACAATCAGTTTTATGATTGATGGTGTGCTTTATTCAAAAGCGGCTGCCGATCCGCTGGGTGCATGGACGGTCGGTCATACCGGGCTTGGCAACAGTGAGGAAGCCTATTATTTGATGTGTGTTGATTCGGGTGGTACTCTTTCGACTGTTGAGGGAGCTATTGTTGCGGCAGCTGCCGGATGTGTATTGCCCGCTGTTCCGGCTGGCGTATGCGCTATCGGAGCGATCAAGGTCGTTACCGGCGCTGGCGGTACTTTCGTTCCCGACACAACGCTTCTGGACGATGCTGATATTGTTGCCACATACGAAGACTTGGCAATGATGAATTCCGGGGCTGGATTAGCTGCGGATTCAACTCCCAATGTTGATAGTGGGGCTGTATTTGTTGATACCGGCGTTGCTTCGACACGGGCATGTCCTGCGGTAGCTGCCGAGGCGGTTAAAACAGTAGATTAACAGAGAGGGTAAATTGTGTTTTCTGTTGATTATGTATTAGACCGGAAACTGTATGATATAATCTATGCGCTTGAGGTGTTTGGCGGCGGTACGTTGCCAAACACTGCTCAGGCGGTGGCAAGAGCAGCAGATGCGGTGGTGGGTGTATGGACAAATACTGCGAGAGGCGCTTTTAAACGTACCACAGGCGGATATGTGCATGGGATTGAAAACGGGAAAATATATCCTTATAACGGTGATCAATTTCATTCTGCTGTTATCAATACGGCGGTAAACGCTAAATCTGTTGAATATGGCAGGACAAGCAGTGATGTGCAGAAAATATTAAGCACATCCAATAAGGTTCGTGTTTCTAAAAAAGACAACAGGCGGTATTTGATAATACCAT